CGATAACAAAACTTAACAACTTAATTTCAAAAACGCTCCGGCGTTAAGCCGACCTATTACACGTCTGTCTTATAAGAGCAAGCCCTGTTGTTCAGGTACAGCGAATACGCTAGCTGGTTAAAGAAGTTCAGTGGTTGTTACCAACCCTCATAATTAAAGTGTTATATTATTATTGAAATATTTCACTGGCAGAATATTGAGCATCTAAATCTTCATTGTGAATTTTATTTTTATATTGTTTGGGTTTGTGTGTTTTACACTCGTTCTTACTGCTAATATTTTCAGGCTTTTCATTGACTTGTTTTATGTAATTCTTAACTGATATGTTTTTAGTAAGTTTCATCTTTGCTGGGTCTGTAAAATGAACTAAGTTGACTGCTATTTTTGGTACTACGTATGACCATCCTATTATCTCTCCATCATGTGTTAATGGGGTATTTATATAACCAAAACTCCATATGTTCCTTTGTAAAACTCGTTGTGTTAATAATTCTCCTATTTTCTCGGGTGTGAAGTGGTCTGGAAAATAGTAATATTGAGTGTTTGGTCTGAAGTCTACTGCTCTTACTTCATTATAATATAATATATACCAAAGGGATGAATCAGTGGCAGCTTCTCTAAAATAATAAGCGGTTGCGGTTGTTTGTTGCCGGTCTCCATAATATGTATCCCTATAATATAATATACCCTGGGTCTCCCTCGCTAAAGCATTAGTTTGTTGAATTGTAGAATTTGCAAAATACCATACTTTATCTTCATCATTTATATTATAATAACTTCCATTGTAGTAGGGTGCAACTGTATTTTCTGCATCATTTTCCACTTGTACAATTGCTCCCATTTGAATATCATTTTGCCCAGGTTGCAAGTAGACTATTGTTTTGTTCTCATAAGTTGCATTTTCTTTGACGTATTGAAAATTTGTTATACCAGAATTATAAAATATATTAGTATTACCAATTGGATTTTTAAGTAAGAAACTCCAGGTTACATAGAAATATCCAGGAATTATTTTCTGATTACTGGAGTTTAGACAACTAACGGCAATGGCCATGTATATGAATGGGTTTGACTCTTGATCAAATTGTCCTGCTGTTTTATACAAATTGTATTGTAAGTTGGATTTTAATCTGACTATAGAAGTAAAACCCTTATAACATTGAGATAATTGGCCACCATTTGAAGTTCTTAAACTTTGTTGTAAGTTGTCATTTGAGGGAGCTTGATTCCATAGTGTTCCTGCAATTACATTACCTTGTTGTGTTACAGCACATTGGGGTATATATGTAAATTTCATTGCTAATGGTCTGTAATTTTGATACCCTTGTGCTAAAGCTGCTATCCTTGTTCCCAACCAATAACAAGGATTAGCTGGTATTACTGTTATTACTCCTGTATTTTGTTGATCCACTATGGTTTCTGGTATTTTATAGACCAAGTCTCTACCTGTTACTTTAACTGTATTTCCATCTTGATACAATATTTGAAAGTCTCTATTCATCCTGTTTGTGTTAGCTGCTGGTATGCCTCTTCTTGGTCCACGGTTACGTCTAGTTTTGGCTATACGTTTTGAAATCCTATTTATTTTCTTGTTTAAATTCTTTTTAATGTTGTTAATCTTTTTGTTATTGTTATTTATTTTATTTTTATTATTGTTATTACTCATTAAAGCGTTGATTTATTAAGCCCCATGATAGATTTAAAATATTCCATACTTATTTCATTCTCTATTTCTCTATTGACATATTGCAATTGTTCCGTACTTAATTTTGTTGTGTCTACCTCCTGTAACATTTTCATAGTGTCCCAATAATTGTCTTGAATTTTTATAAATTGTTTCTTAAATTGTACTCCATATATTAATTGGTATTCTGGTGTTTCAACGTATTTAGGATCTAACTGTTCAATTGATTTTCTTATCTCGCCTATTACTACCAAAACTTCCCTATTTATTATATTGTATACCTCATTATTATTCTTTATTATTTTTCTAGCTTGATATTCGTATGCATTTGCCATCTCTTCAAAAATATGTATTCCGGGATATGAAATTCTTAAACTGATTGCTTGTTGTACTAAGTATTTAACTCTTTGTTTTATTGACATTGCTTTAATTTTTCTACTATATTTTGATAGAGTTAAAAATTTGTTTGGATTTCTCATCAATATAATTTTATCTTCTTGAATATTTATTGGATATGCTCTTAAGGAACAGAAAGACAAACTTTTAGGTGGTCCTATCACTAACATTTTTAATACTTGTCCAAGTCCATATACTGATGCTTGTTTAGCAGTTCTTAAGAAATATTTGTAATATATATTTTCTATTGTCTTGTTGCTTACATAAGGTTTATAAAATACTGTAAA